AACCACTTCAAGTAATACTTGATACTCTTGGATGGGACGCAGAAAAAACTAACACATTGGAGGCACTATGGAGCTAGATGAATCAAAAGACAAGTGGAATCGTGGAGTAGATTTATTTACTGAATCAGTCTACAAACCAGACGAGAAACTTCGTCAATGTGCTCGTAACCAAGATTGTTACCAAGAGCTTATGGACGTCAGGGATGACGTGCTACAATATTTGAAAACACTTAGATGGAAATGAGTTTTCTAAAAGATATTGTCAAAGAAATTGGCAATGAATATGCAACAGTAGTATCAGATGATGTAGATAACTCATCGTTTGTAGACACAGGTAGTTACATTTTTAATGGACTTGTATCTGGGTCAATCTATGGAGGTATACCTTCTAATAAGATTACTGCTATTGCGGGTGAGTCTTCTACTGGTAAGACATTCTTTTGCTTGAGTATAGTCAAACACTATCTCGAGAAGGATAAAGATGCAGGAGTAATTTACTTTGAGTCTGAGTCTGCAATATCAAAAGAAATGATTGAGTCTCGTAATATCGATGCCAATCGTATGGTTGTTGTGCCTGTCACTACAGTGCAGGAGTTTCGCACACAATCACTAAAGATTCTTGACAAGTATCTATCACAACCTGAGGAGCAACGCAAACCTATGATGTTTGTATTAGACTCTCTTGGTATGCTGTCTACTACTAAAGAGGTAGAGGATGCTGAGGCAGGAAAAGAGACAAGAGATATGACTAGAGCACAGATTGTTAAGTCAATCTTCCGTGTGCTAACCCTTAAGTTGGGTAAAGCGAATGTCCCTCTACTTGTCACAAACCATACATATGATGTAGTGGGTGCTTATATACCTACAAAAGAAATGGGTGGAGGCAGCGGTCTCAAGTACGCATCATCTACAATCATCTATCTCACTAAGAAAAAAGAGAAGTACGGAAAGGATGTCATTGGAAATGTTATCAAAGCAAAGACTCATAAATCACGTTTAAGTAAGGAGAACAAGGAAGTTGAAATTAGACTTTATTACGACGAGCGTGGACTCGATAGATATTACGGGCTTTTGGAGTTGGGTGAAAAGCATGGAGTCTTTGAGCGCAAAGGAAATCGGATCGTTGTTGGTGATAGCAGTGTATTTCCTTCTGCAATACTTAAGGATCCAGAAAAGTATTTCACGGAAGAAGTAATGGAAAAACTTGAAGAAGCATCGAATGAAGAATTTAGTTACGGAGAGTGATTTTGTAGAAACCTATGATGACTTTCTTTCTGAGACAATCTGTTCAGAACTCATTAATTTAGTTGACCAAGAGAATGAGAGAATTGAAAGAGATCATAAACCTAATTTTTATCAAAGAAATATAGGTAATCTGCCAGAATATTCTGGTCTGTATCAAAAATTTTCTGAGATAGGTATGAAGTATCTGACTGATATAGGATACTATGATGACATACTTCCTCAGAAGTATGGATTTGAAGAGATGCGTGTTAAAAAATATGATGTTGGAGACTCATTTGACACTCATGTTGATGTATCTGATTATGCATCTGCAAGAAGATGGCTTGCCTTTCTTGTTTATCTTAATGATAATTTTACTGGAGGAGAAACAGAGTTTGCTGACGGTAAAATGATTCATCCTAAGACTGGTAGTGTTTTAGTTTTTCCAAGTCTATGGACATTTCCTCACGCTGGACTACCAGTTAAATCGGGTACAAAATATATCTTGACTACCTATTTTCATTATATTTAAATGGATCGTATTGAAAAAGTTATCCTAAGAAATTTAGTTTATAACGAAGAATATCTCAGAAAAGTATTACCTTTTATTGAACCAGATTACTTTAATGATCGAAATGAGAGAGTTGTATTTGAGCATATTACTAAATATGCTGCAGAGTACAATAGTTTGATAACAAAAGAAGTACTCCAGATTGAGATTGAAGACAGACGTGATATCACACAAGATGAAGTCAAAAATATATTTGGAACGATAAATGAACTGGAAGATATTGAATGTGACTTTGAATGGTTGAGTGACACAACTGAGAAATGGTGTCGAGACCGTGCTATCTATCTTGCATTGATGGAGTCAATCAAAATAGCAGATGGACAAGATGATAAAAAGAATCGAGATGCAATACCAACAATACTATCAGATGCGTTATCTGTTTCCTTTAATCGCAATGTAGGCCACGATTACTTAGAGGACTATGAAGAACGATACGAACTCTACAACAAAAAAGAAAGTCGAATTCAATTCGACCTTGAATACTTTAATAAGATTACAAAAGGAGGTCTTCCAAACAAGACGCTCAATATTGCACTTGCAGGCACTGGGGTTGGTAAATCTCTGTTTATGTGTCATCATGCTAGTTCTGTTCTTTTAGAAGGAAAGAACGTCTTATACATAACATTAGAGATGGCAGAAGAAAAGATTGCAGAACGTATAGATGCAAATCTTTTAAACGTAAATATACAAGAGATTGTTGATTTACCAAAACCAATCTTTGAAGGTAAGGTAACAAACCTTGCAAAGAAAACTCAAGGGTCACTTATTATCAAAGAATATCCTACTGCCTCTGCACACTCAGGTCATTTCAAGGCCTTACTCAATGAATTAGCCTTGAAAAAATCATTTAAACCTGATATAATATTCATAGATTATTTAAACATATGTGCATCGTCACGTTACAGGGCTGGATCAAATGTTAACTCGTATTCCTATATTAAGGCGATTGCTGAAGAGCTCAGGGGTCTTGCAGTTGAAGCTAATGTACCTATCGTCTCCGCTACTCAGACGACTCGCTCTGGCTATGGTAGTAGTGATGTCGATCTTACTGATACAAGTGAATCCTTTGGTCTTCCAGCCACTGCTGATCTTATGTTTGCTCTTATATCTACTGAGGAACTTGAGGGGTTGGGGCAGATAATGGTCAAACAATTGAAGAATCGATACAATGATCCGACTTATAATCGGAGATTTGTGATCGGAGTTGACCGAACAAAAATGAGATTATATGATTGTGAACAACAAGCACAAGATGATTTGCTTGACAGTGGACAGGATGTAGAGTATAATGAAGAAGATAAAACAACAAAGAAATTTGCCGAGTTTAAGTTTTAAAAATGTCTGGAGATTACAACACTCACAACGATCAACAACCTAATATAAATTACACAGATCATACAGTTGACCTTTCTAAGTACGCTTTATTCGTGGATGGTGTCACATCCGATCCCAGTAAGGATTATCAATCTTTTGTTGAAAGTTTGGATGACCTTGACGGACAGGGTTCCAATATTCACAGACTTCTTACTGCTGCTGTTGGTGTCAGTGCTGAGGGTGGTGAGTTTATGGAGATTGTTAAGAAGATGGTTTTCCAAGGTAAGCCTTGGAGTGACCACAATCGAAAACATCTTGTTATTGAGTTGGGTGACGTTATGTGGTATGTAATGCAGGCATGTATGGCACTTAATATTACACTTGATGATGTGATTGCTGGTAATGTGGAGAAGTTGAAGAAGAGATATCCAGGCGGAGAGTTTGATGTTTACAAATCAGAAAATCGTTTAGAAGGAGACTTATGATTAATTTGCGTGACAAGATTCTAAAAAGTCAGATTGCATACTACAATGGTTTGATTGCAAAACATCAACAGAATGTTGAGATATATTTGAATCAACCTGTGGGTATTGGTGAACACTCAGATGTGATGGGTACTATTGATGGTGAGATAAATGCCATTGCACAAGCACATGAGAAGGTTGAAATTATAAATCATTATTTCCTTAATAGATAATAAATAACTAAAAATGAGTTTGAATAATGAACTACGGAGTGTTTAGATCTTTTGTTGAAAGTGAAGAAGAAGAAGAAGTAATTAATCTCCTTGAGAATCTTGAATCAAGATCAGAAGTAAAAGACGTAAAAATAAAATCAGGAAATGCAAAAACAGTTATATACATAGTCACATCAGATAGAAGATTTGAAACTCAAACACTTTTAAATGAACAGTTATCAAATGCTGGATTTAATGTAAGTAAAGTATTTGTAGGTTCTATATCAAATAGTCAAGAATCTACTGAGTTTCTTTTACCATCTGGGGCTAGAAGAAGAATTGGATTTAAACCATCGAGGGGATTTCAAGATACCACCTTCATGGCATCAATCACTGAGTTGTTTCCAGCGATTGCCTTTATTAATAGAATAAGTCCCACTCTATCTACGGAACAATTTTACAATGCTATTTTAGCAGCTAATCCATCATCATCGGGCTCGCCAGGCCCTTATGTACAGGGTTCTATGGGTGATGTTACTAAGGGAAAGGAAATTATAGATAAAGCAGAGCCAGGCCCAGATTTAAAAATAACAGAAAAAATTACTAACGCTAAGAGAATAACTGAGTGGTTGAATAATCATAATCAAAAACATCCAATCGCAGAAGTCTATTGGGGATATCGTACAAAACCAAGTGGAGTAGACGCATCTAATCCAGGCGATATATTTCTTAGATATGCGAATGGTGGAATGTTAGGAGTGAGTTTAAAAGCTGGTACTGCTTCCTCAAAAGAACCAATTCTTAACACATATGTTAAACCAATCTTTGATTACTTTGGAAAACCAAATGACTATCGGACATTAAAAGAATCTCTTTATCCACAGTATCGAGAAGCTGGAGTGAGTGAACTAGAT